CAGAACGAGTCCGTGGATAGCAACTTCATGCGAGAGAACGATGCCCGTATGCCGCTCTTTGCGGAGAAACGTACCAAGACATCGTTTGGTTCAGGCAGATAAGCTAGGAGCTTAATATGGCATACCCTACTGTTTCGGGGCCGTATGGCCTCATTCCGATTAACCTGATCGGTGGGCAGGTTTTTGCTAGTTCCACGCGTCAGATTCCGATTGCTCTCAACTCCTCGACGGCCATCTATTTTGGTGACGTTGTGAAGCTGAACAGCAGCGGTACTCTTGACCGTGAGACTCTCACGGCTACGTCCACTCCGGTTGGCGTTTTCCTTGGTTGCACTTACACCGATCCGGTCTACGGTAAGACGTTCCGTCAGTACTACCCCGGTACCACGAACATCTCTGACATCGTTGCCTATGTGCAGGATGACCCAGACTGCTTGTTTAAGGTCGCGGTGTGTGCTGCTGGTACATCTACCATCAGTGCTGTTACTCGTGCAAACGTCGGTGAAAACAGTGCGTTGATCCTTACTGCAGGCTCGACTGTTACTGGTGACTCGAAGATGGCAATCAGCGCGACTCTAGCCACAACTTCGACCCTCCCGATCCGCATCGTTGATGTCATCGCTGAAACCCAGTCGTCTGCGGGCTCCTATACGGAAGTCGTGGTCAAGTGGAATCAGGGTCTACATCAGTACCTCAACCCGACCGGCGTGTAAGAGGAGTTTAACCAATGGCAATTTCACGCGCACAACTTCTCAAGGAACTCCTCCCCGGTCTGAACGCCCTGTTCGGTCTGGAGTATGCTCGCTACGGCGAAGAGCATAAGGAAATCTTTGACACCGAAACCTCTGAACGTTCGTTCGAAGAAGAAACCAAGCTGTCGGGCTTCTCGGCTGCTCCGGTTAAGAACGAAGGTTCGGCCATTGCATACGACAACGGTCAGGAAGTCTTCACTGCTCGCTACACCCACGAGACGATTGCCCTCGGGTTCTCGCTCACTGAAGAAGCGATTGAGGACAACCTGTATGACAGCCTCTCGGCTCGTTACACCAAGGCCCTTGCCCGTGCGATGTCGTACACAAAGCAGACCAAGGCTGCTGCAGTCTTGAACAACGGCTTCTCCAGCAGCTACCCCGGTGGCGACGGCGTGGCACTGTTCTCGGCTTCGCACCCACTGGTTAACGGCGCTACCAACGCGAATACGCCTTCGACGCAGGTAGACCTCAACGAGACTTCGCTTGAAGCCGCAGTCATTCAGATTGCTGCTTGGACCGATGAACGTGGTCTGCTTATCGCTGCGAAGCCGAAGAAGCTGGTCATTCCGCCGAACCTGATGTTCGTTGCCACTCGTCTGCTCGAAACCGAACTTCGCGTCGGTACCTCGGACAACGACATCAACGCCATCAAGAACAACGGTTCGATCCCGGAAGGTTATACCGTTAACCACTTCCTGACCGACACCAACGGCTGGTTCCTGACCACCGATGTTCCTAATGGTCTGAAGCACTTTGTCCGTACTCCGATGAGCACCGGAATGGATGGAGACTTCGATACCGGTAACGTCCGCTACAAAGCGCGTGAACGTTACTCGTTTGGTTGGAGCGACCCCCTCGGCATGTGGGGTTCGTCGGGTTCGACCTAATAAACCCTTAAAAACCCTAGGTTTTTGGAAACCCTCGGAGAAATCCGGGGGTTTTCTTTTTGGGGGTTGATTCCCTGTGTCTATTCCCGTAACTAAGTCTCAGAGGAGACTATTATGGATACACTACCTACATCTCGCCCTGAGGCTGTGGCTTGCGGGGCACCATTCTATTTCACGGGTAAACCCTGCAAACGTGGGCATGTCGCCAAGCGCGAAACAAAAGGTAACTGCACCGAATGCAGGCGTGAGGACACTCAAATGGCAGCAGTTTCTCGTGTAGATTATTTCCGGGCGTACAACCGGCGCGAGAGTGTTAAGGACCGAAAGCATGAGTGGTATGCAAACAATAGCCTTGCGGTAAAAGCTCGGTCTGATTCCAGACCCGCACATGTTAAACGGCAGTATCAGGACGCATGGAAGGCTCGTAACCTAGATAAAGTGCGTGCCGATACGAAGTCCCGTAGGCGTAAGCATCGCCTTGCGACACCCCCATGGCTTACGGCTAAGCATAAGGCCGAGATACGCGAGCTTTACCGTATCGCTATACACATGACCAAGATAACTGGTGAGCAGTACGTCGTAGACCACATCTACCCGCTGCGCTGCGGTAATTCCTGCGGATTGCATGTTCCTTGGAACCTTCGTGTGGTTACGCAGGTTGAGAACTTGAAGAAGTCTAATAGTGTGCCGGATGGACCGGGCTTCGCATTTAATCCTTTTCACAGTACTCCTTAGTGTGGTATAACCGAACCACCGGAATTTTTGCGGCTGCGTAGACTGGTCCGGCAGACTTAGTAGAGACTACGCAGCTATGTGCTACTACACGGAGGTATTATAATGGCTCAGGCTACTTTTCAGGGTCCCGTTCGCTCGCTGAGCGGTTTCATTTCGCAGGGTCCTAACGCTGTTGCGACTATTTCGACGGCGACTGCTACCCTTGATGTCCCCACTTACGCGGGTAAGCTCATTAGGGTCACGGCTGCCACAACCACCATTACGCTCCCGGCTGTGAACGCTTCAACCAACCCGGTTCAGTCGGGTCCGGGTCAAGACCCCAACACCCTGAATAACCTCGGTGCGTCCTTTACCTTCTTCCTGCCTTCGACTGCTACCGCCGTTAAGATCATCACGGGTACTGGCGATTATCTACTTGGTCAGCTTATCACTGGTGTTAGCGCTGCAGCCACTGCCGGTTCGGTTGTTATGTACGCGGCTGATGGTACGGCTACTCGCTCGATCAACCTGAATGGCACGACCACAGGCGGTATCGCTGGCTCGTTTTTCACGGTTATACCTGTTACGGCTAACACCTACATGGTCTACGGCAAGCTGATTGGCTCGGGCACTCTGGCCACGCCGTTTGCTACAAGCTAAGAGGTAGGTCTCTATAGCTAGCAACAGGTGATGTATGCAGAACGAACGAGGGTATAATCTAGCTGGGCGTAGTCTGTTTATCGCTCTCCCGGCGTATGACTTCAAAGTCTCCTTGAAGCTGGCGATTTCGCTGGCTCAGTTCGCGCAGCAAGCACAGCAGCACGGGATTGACATTCAGATCGGAAGCATTTGCGGCTGCTCTGTTGTCTCCCGCGCTCGCAATCTGTTGGCTCAGGATATGCTGGACTCGGACTGCACAGACCTGATGTTCATCGACTCGGATATCAACTTCGAAGCTGCCGATATCTTCCGGCTGATGGCTTGGACCTCGGACCCCAAGAAGGGCATCGTCGTTGGCGTACCCCGCACTCGTAGCACTACCAAGACGTATATCGCTACGTTGGATCAGGACGAAGATGGGCAACTTACCATGAACGGTATGGGGCTTGTCCGGGCCAAGCGCGTGGCGACTGCGTTCATGATGGTGCGCCGTGATGTGTTCGAAACCCTTAACGAAGCCCACCCTGAGTGGCGGTACTACGACGAGCGCTCGGAGCGCACGGTGCCTTGCATGTTCGACTTCATGCTGACTGAAGAGGGCTACATCGGGGAAGACTATCTCTTCTGCGACCGCGCCCGCGAGCATGGCTTCGATATCTGGGTCGATCCGACCATCAAGCTTGGTCATATGGGCGTACAGGAATACGAAGGTGAGTTTGGCAAGGACGTTCTCTACCCGATGATTGTTCCCCCACAGAAGGATGTTGCGTAATGGGCGGCGGTGCTGGTGATAGCCCCTACAGGCTTAATAACTCCTATAACCTTCCGGAACCCTCTGACGGAGGCAGCACGGGACCGTCTATTGGCGTCGGTGGTATTAGCCCCAACAGGATGCCTTCCCCAGTTCAGCCTATGGGTTCTTCAGCCCCCGGACCAGTTGCACCGGGAGGTATTGGGGCAAGGTTCAGCGTTCCGTTTGGTGGCTCAGGGTCGGGTTATGGGGGTCTTCCCCCTCGCGGTGCGAATATCACCCAGAAGAAAGCCAAGGGCGGTAAGGTAGAGGGCGGCAGCGCCGACATGGCTCAGGACAAGGCCCTCATCAAGAAGGCTTTCCGCCAGCATGACTCCCAAGAACACAAGAGTGGTAAGGGCACCAAGCTGAGCCTTGCCAAGGGTGGTAAGCCCAAGAAGATGGCCAAGGGCGGTTCGGTCTCCTCTGCTTCCTCGCGCGGCGACGGCTGCTGCACCAAGGGTAAGACAAAGGGGAGGTTCGTGTGATGGCCAAGACCCCGGCATGGCAGCGCAAGGAAGGTAAGAACCCTAACGGTGGTCTGAATGCCAAGGGTCGCGCCTCTGCTAAGAAGCAGGGTATGAACCTCAAGGCCCCCGTAAGCTCGGAACAGGCCAAGAAGTCGCCTAAAGCTGCCGGTCGCCGCAAGAGCTTCTGTGCCCGGATGTCGGGAATGCCCGGTCCTATGAAGGACGAGAAGGGTCGCCC